TGACCTGCCATTACTTTTGCTTCATCATTACTCTCACATAAGTTGTGCATCCATATCCTTTCACTTAACTCAACTGTGCCATCAGTTGATATAATTCTACAAAGGATGTCTGTCAATTTCAATTTTTGCCCTCTTGCCATCTTAGTCACGTTGCCTCCAATCGTCCGATCTATCTTGATGAAACCAATCCACAACATCTTGTGGATCTCCAAAACCCCTACGGTGATTGTTTGAATCGGGGTCTCCTAAATTCAAACTATTCAGAAAAGAATCTTCAGGGTTCTGATTCATCTTTCTTGCTGTATTCAGCATACCTCTTGCTGCTGTATTTGCTTTTGATAACTTATTTGCCCAAATCATATCCTCAAGGGATACATCTCTTCCTGAAGCAATATCTTTACATATTCCTTCCAACCTTAAACGGTATTGAGTGGATAGCATAAAATAATTTAATAAGTAAAATTATTTATCCTAATGAATCAATTGCAACTGGTAGTATAGCATATTCTTTTCGTTGTATAGCTTTAGTTAATGAAACTACATCATCATCAGGTAATATAGGAACCTCACCTTGCAATATTATTTCACCACCATCCAATTCTTCATTCACATAATGAACAGTACATCCAGTAACACTATCACCTGACTTCATTGCTTGCTCAACAGCGTGTAATCCCTTATACTTTGGTAGTAACGATGGATGTACGTTAATGATAGGGCAATGAAATGCAGATGGATTCTTTAACACTCTCATATAACCTGCTAGAATTATAAGATCTACACGATATGCCTCAAAGAGTATTACCATCTGATCCTCATCTTTATGAGCAACCCTACAATGAGGTATTCCCCATTTTGCTGCTCTTGCAATAGCACCACACTTCTTTGTATTGTGTATCATCAATACAACTTCGTGCTTATTACATAAGGGATTTGTAACTATGTTCTCGAAGTTGGTTCCGTTGCCAGAACACATAATTCCTAATCTCATTTTATTTGTTCTGTTACCATTGCCTTTAACTTACCATCATCAACAGTAATGTTTATTTGGTGCTGAAAATCAGTATCATTCTCCATAATTCTAATATCTATTGAACCACCTTCTCCATAACGAAACATAATAAGTCTACTATCTTTCACTTCCCACTTATCAGGATTCTTGCAATGCTGATATACAGGATTTGAATGTGTATCCTCATATCCTTTTATCCAAGGAGTATTTTCATTTAAGTTAAACCAGTTTTTCATAATCTAAATTTTAATGGTGATACCATTTCTACCTTTATTGGTTTATTAAGAATGTCAGCAAGTCTGTGATATGCAATAGCAGTCATTACTTGAGGTGCAATGAAAGCGATCATTGCCACCACCCAAAAAATATAATAATAATTTTCTTTGTTTTGAGTTCTCATAGCACTGGATACTCCTCGTTTCGTACAAACTCTGTTTTCTTGGTCTTAAAGTCTTCCATCAATCGCTGCACCTGTTTCCTATCAAGTCCAGCAAGGTTTTGACAATTTTCCAAACAACGATAGATACATTCTCTATCACTTATGGGTGGGGATATTTCCCACCCATCCTTATCATAATACTTCTTACCCTTAGTGACTTGTGCCTCTAAGTGTGAGAGATCTTGTGCCTTAGAAGGGTTTTTGTAATTATGAGTTTTACTCATTCCCACTTCTCATAAGGTGGTTCAGGTTCATTAATACGATGTGCAAACTTCTCACTATCAAAGTATGATCTACCTCTCTTACCATCTCTCTCATCCAATACTTCATTTATAAGTATCTTCATCTCTTTAACATATTCTGTAGAGAATAACCTACGAGGATAGATCATCATAGGTTTATGTTCCTGTACTTTTCCCTTGTAATTAGGATCAACAGGAAGACTCATTCCTTGCGTATCAATCTTCATAGTTAATATTCTCTCTTCTCTGTCATATAATAATCACCCAATGCTCCACTCATTAGAGTCTCGCTAATATCACCATGTGGTGTACTAATTGTTGGTTCTATATGATTATTCTTCTTACCAAATTCTAATGGTGGAGTATGAGGATTAGGCATATTTTGTACCATTTCAATTACTTGATCTCTTATCTCCATCAATTCATGATAACATTCTTGGTTATGAGAACATCCTCTCAATTTATCATCAGGTTTATGTAAAGACTCCAACATAAGAGTCCTTCCACGATCCCATTTTTCCTGTTTAGTTTCACTCATAAAAACTTCTCCAATGACCCCTTCTTCTTGAGTTTATTCTCAATAGAAATTTGTTTCTTTATGTATGAAACTGTTTCCTTATAGTTTCTACATGTCTTCATCCACTCACCATTATGAACAACACTTAACTTCTTCTTACTTCCCATAACAGGGATTGCTGCCCAAGATCCATCTTTAGTTACATACCCTTCAGGTTGTCCACCATCAGGATCAAGAATGTATCTATTAGGACAAGTATAAAACTTACGATAATCTGAAGGTGTTCTACTACCCATTACCTAATTTCTCCCTCTGCTAATTTAGTTGTTTTAAGTAAGTTTTTAGATGCTTTAGATGCTGCCTTACCTGACTTCTCATACCACTCTTGGATCAATCTTTCACCTTGTTCATCATCACCAACAACAGTAAAGTATCTTCCTAGACCTTTACCACCTGCTGCTCCTCCTACCATCATACCACTTTGCATTACTGCTGGTGCGGTAATTAAACAGAATGGCCCTAAGAACATACAAGTACCTAGTCCAGCAGCAAATCCTACACCTGCACCAGCAGCACCACCTATAATAGCACCTGCTGTATTAAATGGTTTCTCTTCTGTTTTCCATTGAACTACAGTAGCAACCTTACCTATTGGATGTGTTACCCCTGTCTCATCTATTGTTACCTTACATTCTTCCCACAATTCCTTTTCTTCTTCCTGACCAACAAGGCAAAGTGGATCTTTTGCACCTTGTTGAAGTGACTTATGTGTAACCCTAGCACCTGGTCTTACACTAGATGCTAATGTCGCAGTAGGCAACAGCATTGATGCTGCTACTAATGCTGTTAACAGTTTCTTCATTTCTTAGTTGTGCTACTTCGTGTTCTGTTTATAATAGTAATAAATTTGTCACCAGCAAATGTACCAGCGAGACATACATCTATGTCATCCCCATCTATCCAATTTAGATCACCATTCATTTTGGTGTGAGTCATTGCGATTTGAATTTTGTCAATTACTTCTTGTGTTAATCTCAACTTGCCCTCCAAGCAACATAGAAAATAAATCCTAAACCTAATAGTATAGAAAAGGTAATAGGAAAAAAGGGTATTACAGTAAATGCGTGTAATAATTGTACTGTGATTATACCATAAAAAATAAACATAATCCACATACCAATGCGATTATGTCTACTTCCACGTTTATACTCTGGTGGATCTAAATTATACTTCCAGTAATCATTAGAAAAGTATTCACTAGGATGTATTTTTCTACTCATAATTCACCATCATTTTTGGTTTTTTTAAAAGGGGAACAGAGACCTTATCTTCAATTAAGTCTTGTAACGTAAACAAACTTATAAGTTCTAAATTTGCTTCTTTCATATTATCATCTGCTTCACCATCTTCTTGCCTATCAACAATAGAAACTACACGATTAACCACATAACCAGCATCACGCAATCTTTCCACTGCTATAATAGAAGATCCACCTGTAGTAATTACATCCTCAAGAACTGTAACTTCAGATCCTTCAGGCAATTTTGGCCCCTCTATGTAAGCATTAGTTCCATATCCCTTTGATTGTTTACGAACAATTAAGGATGCAAGTTTAACTCTATTATTACCTAGAGCAAATCCCATCATAGCAACACCAGTAACCAGTGGATCAGCACCTAGAGTGAGACCACCTACTGCTTTAACATTAGGATTAATATGTTCCAATATCATTGGACATATTTTACATAAAGATTCACCATTTAAAGTAATCGACTTACAATTAACATAGTGCTGAGTTTTTCTGCCAGAAGAAAGGGTAAACTCACCCTTCTTATAACATTTCTCCTTTAAGAGATACAGTACCTCAGACCTATAATCATAAGTATCTACAAGATGTTCTAATACCATTTTACTATATTACTATATTAGCAAAAATAACTTCAGCACCAGGATTTCTTGCAATAGCAATATCCTCTGCTTGAAACACATCATCAGTAAAAACGGTTTCGACAAATTGCCTTCCATTTAAAACAAGTTTAACTTCGACACGAGGGCCAGAACTGAATAATCCAAACATAGAATTTTTCCTTTAGTTGTACTAATTATATAAGATCTAATATGTTTATGCTAGGTTCTTGTGACACTTCTTCATCTGGATGATATTCTGCAACTCTCTTCCGAATCAAGTTACCATAATCTTCATGCAGTTCACATCCAATGTAATCTCTACCTAGCGATTTTGCCACAGCAGCAGTAGTTCCACTACCCATAAATGGATCTAACACAATATCTCCTTTCTCGCTTCCTGCAAGGATACAGGGTTCAATCAGATCGGGTGGATATGTTGCAAAGTGAGCTCCCTTGTATGGTTTCTTAGTTACACTCCATACTGATCTCTTATTTTTCTTCTCATAACTCTTAGTTAATCCTGAGTGTGGAGTTTGTCCATACTCATTTGTACTTGTGTACTTACCTTTACTTCTATCTCTGGTTCCCCAATCTTTTGCTGGTTCTTTTATTGCTTCATTATCATAGAAATATTTCTTATTCTTACTGAACAAAAAGATATATTCATGTGCCTTAGTGCATCTATCCTTCACACTCTCAGGCATTGGATTAGGTTTATGCCATATAATATCCTGTCTTAAATGCCATCCATCTGCTCGCATTGCGAAGGCGAACATCCAAGGGATTCCGATGAGGTCTTTCTCTTTGAGTCCTCCGATTCTATTCGCTCTACGAGGACACACATCTGGTAGGTCTTGTTTAGTATGCGAGACTGTTTGTTTTGCCAATCCTTGTCCCCTTCCAGGTCGGTAATTATAGTAACTATCGCCAAGATTAACCCAACAAGTTCCATCATCTGTGAGCACATTTTTCACCTCCTTGAATACTTTAACTAGCTCATTAATAAACTCTTCTGGAGTTTGTTCCAAACCTATTTGTGAATCTTCACCACCATAATCTCTTAGACCATAGTAAGGTGGAGATGTAACACACATCCTTGCTTTCTCATCAAACTCTTTAAGAGTTTCACGACAATCACCAAATAAAATAGTATCTCTCATAATCTTATTCTACCCCATCAATCCAACATTTAAAAGAATTTAGATGCCATTGTGAATAAAAGTAATATTTGGCATCATCACCAGAATTAACAATTAAACATCCATCATGCCAATCATATTTCTTTGCTGCATTATATACATTCTCAAAGTATCTATCCATTGTAAATGGAATAGACTTTGCATATTCCCAGAAAGGAGTATCAAACTTAGAACCATTCTGATAATGCCATAGTACAAATGTTTCAATCTGTTGCATTGCACCATGAATATGGTCATTCATATATTCTTTATCTGCTCTTGTAGGTAACAAAGGTTTATGTTGATGCCCATAGACACTATTTCCACCAATACTATCCAATTGATTAATATAATCCCAAGCAACTTGACATACTTTCTGATAAAATGCAGTAGATGTAGCTTCTAATGGTTCTAAAAATGCACATCTATTACCATTAAGAATAGTTCTATCACCAATACAAACTTCTTTTGCAACGTAATTATCAAATTTTAAATTAGAACCATCAGTCTCAGGAAGATTAAATCTTTCTAAGAAATCTTCTCTTGCTACCTGTGTCGATGTTATTGTATCATTATACAAATAACCATAGGATACACTATCCTGATTAGGAATAACAAATGCCCACCCATTAGGAGTAGCAACAGTTCTTGTATAGTGTAAATCGGGATCTCTACCTTCCTTTCTATAAAGAAGTGCAGAGTTTAAAGGATTCTTTAATGGTAGATATTCAATTTTACCACTCTTATCTTTACCCCTACAATCAATAATCCAATCAGCATCTACTTCACTTTCAGCATCATTAATAGTTTTCTCAGTAACATTAAAAACACCTGATTCTAATACTGCCTTGGATAGTAAACTTGGAACATAGTGCATAGACATTCCATCTTTAGTAAATGGATGAAATATCTTATCATTCTTCTTACCCCACCCTTCATATAATATACCACTTTTGAATGTTGCACCAATATTATTATCATACCAATTAGTCCCTAGAATTGACTCAAAATACAATAAGGGTGCTAATGTTGTACCTTGTCCAACCTTTTCCATTGGATGCTCAACAGGACTATGATATATTTCTATCTCAATTCCATTAGCTCTACCATAATGTTGAAAATGTAATGCAGATATACACCCTGCATTACCAGCACCAAGAATTGCTATCTTCATTTAGTATTCCACTCCTCCAAAAGTTTTGAACTACTATTCATCTTATTAGCACCACCAACACCAAATTCAAATATAACTCTAGGATCATCTTTGTATTTAATATATTCTGGAGTATTCATTCTACCACGATCTCCTCCATTTGCAAAGACCACTTCCTCATATACTTGTAATGCCATCTCAATTGCATCACAAGCACTATCATCTTTATCATTAAATTCAATAACAATATCAGGAGTCTTTAACTCCTTAAGAACTGACACCCTTTCATCTATATTCATAAAAGGTTTTCCTTTTTTTCTTCTTAACCAATCGTCAGAATTTACAGCAACACATAATGTATCACCAAATTCCTTTGCTGCCTTAAAGTAAGCAATATGCCCACTGTGTAATGGATCAAATCCACCAGTAACTAATACAACTTTACTCATATTGATCTAATGAATTGTAAATCATAATCTTCAGATTCCTCAAAGTAATCTCTTGATTCATTTAATTGATTATAACCAATTAAAAAGAAATCTTCTGGTTCAGGATCAGCTGATGCTGTATATACTGCTCCAGTATCCTTAAAATTATATAATTTATCTGAGGATATGCAACATGCCTTACCACTCTTTACATCAGAAACTATAAAGTAATCAGCAAGTTTATCCTCATACTCTTTTGCTGCTCTCCTATTTTTAATTATTAAACCTCTAATCGCTGTACCTGATTTATTCTTAAACTGTGTTACCTTTGATTCATAGGATACTTTATCCTTAGTTACTAAATCAATACCAGGTAAATTTACCCTTTCAAGTAAACCATTACTATATTCAGCAAGTGCTTTCTCAACCATTTCACCTGCTTTTGGAAATCTTAAATTGTTATCAGTATAACCTCTAATTGCATATAGAAGTTTGGATAATCTATCCAACTGAAAGGTTTTGAAATTAATCATCGTGTAATAACAGAAATTGCAGGTTCACCCTTATTGAACACAGTATCAACTACTGCCTCAACCTTTCTTGCGGTGCTAATCCCAACATTATTATACACAGGAATACATACCTTTCCGTGAGTCTTGTGACACTTTCCTAATCGGATCACTCTACCAATCGTTTGACTGATGCTAATATAATCCATATTTCTCATAAACAATGCTGCCTCAAGACCTGCAACATTAATACCTTCTGAAAGGATGCTGTGATGGAGTACAATAAACCTTGTATCATCTCTACCCCATCCGTTCAATGTATTAAAAAACTCCTCTCTACCCACCTTTTTACCATTGATTATAGCACCTGTTTTAGCAGTGATATACATCCAATTATATCCTCTCTCCTTTAACTTACAGCAAAAATCAGTTTGAGATATTAAACTAACAATCTGCTTAGTAGATTTGGCACATATAAGAACCTTATCCACACTCAAGTTATCAATAGCACTGAGAATATTCTCTGATTCAACTTCAGCATATATCTCATCTTTTTGAAGCAATCTGGTTTTATATACCTCAACTTTAGGTGGGAGAATATAACCCTGATCCACTAACTTAGGTGCTGGTACATTCACAATTACATTACCAAATATATCAGTATTATTCATACCAACTTTAAATGGTGTTCTTGAATGTTTAGGTGTTGCAGTAAAGAAATAAGAACGTAGAGCATTGAATGGTAGAGAATAATGATCTACAGACTCAATAAAGTTCTTTTGTATTGCGTTATGTGCCTCATCAAAGTATATTGTATCTACAACAATGTCTGCCTCTACCAATCTATGAAGTGAATGATATGTTGTGAAGATTATCTTATTACCCTTACAAGATCTCACCCACTTCTCAATCATATCTGCTTTAGTTGTGCTGAAGTGTGAAGTCTCTCCACTGTGTACGTGCATCACAGAAACATTCTCAATCACTTCCAAGAACTCAGATGATAATTGCTCTGCTAA